GGCTCAGCCGTTGTGTAAGGATCACCTTCAGCGGTAAGACCAGCGATTCCATTCGTTTTGATGAAAGACTTCTTGTACGTCTCTCCACCTTCCAAATTTACAATTTTCACTCGATCGACAAGTGTAGAAACTTCACGGAACGGATATTCACCGATCGCGGTGTTTGTGTGTGAGGGCAGTAAGACATTACTAGAAGTAACCGTAACGGTGCGACCTTCTTTTAAGTCCTTACCGCGTTTTTCCATGTTCTCTATCATCTGTGAATCATCGCGTGTTTGGATCATCGGCGACTTATCAAACTTACGCTTCATGACGAGTTTCTTTTCAATGAGATCCCGTTCCTCATTAAGCGTATCTGTTTCCGTTTCGAGTTTTTCGAGTTCGGAAATGTTATCTTCTTTTTCTGCTAGGCCGCGAATTTCAATCAAACGGTCAGCAATTTCTTTCTTGCGAATTTCTAAATTCATGTGTGAATTCCTCCTAAATATTCGTTTTTAATTTGAGTCTTTTGCGTATTACTTTTCTCATCTGCTCGTTTTTCACATTCTCCAATGCCCCTAGTTCCGCATCCGCGATTTCTAAGGAACGAGTCAGTGCATCAATAGAGGTGCCCTCATAAGCAGGTAAGTCCACGACCGAAACATCATACAGACGATCAATCTGCGTGATAGTCCGTTTCGGAACGTCTCCACTTCTATCCCAGCTTTGACTTTTGACAGTAAAAGCAAATGACATCTTGTCGAGTAACCCAGCGACAATCGATTTATAAACATCCCGATTTGACTGAGTATCAATTAATTCAGCTCTTATTTTTAGACCATGGTCATCAATTTGAAATGTAAGCGAACCATTACGAGTCCGCGCTAAGATAAGGCGATTATCGGTGTGGTTATATTTGAGTGGCACATCTTCTAAATCAGCGCCATCAATGGATCGCTTATCGATGACTTCAGTAAAACCATGTTCTCTATCACCGATGAGCGTTTCTTGATTAAAGACGATGGCATAACCTTCAATAATCATTTTTTCAGCCTCGTCAGTACTTTTTCCGTCAATCGTAGAAAATCTGACTTCTTTATTTGTTAACATCTTCTTCCTCCTTCGGCTCTTCGCCTACTTGGTATTTGTTCGCGTTATTTGCATCAACATAATTGAGTGATTGCAGGCGTTTATCGCCACCTTCAATCGGCTCGAGACCTAATAAACTCCGGGACTCATTGAGTGACAGAATTCCTAAGCCCATGAGCTTCTCGATCGCACTTACCTTTGTGTTCCATGACGCGTATTGTAAACGCTCGGAGTAAAAGACAATTTGCTCGCCGTTTTCGAGATTGTTTCTCGTTAAGAGTGCTTTAGAAAAAGTCTCTGAAAAAGCAATAGCAATGCCTTCAATCGTCCCTTCATAAAATGCGTTATATTCATCCTCAGTATATTTGTTGTCATAGATTGATTCGCTGACACCAAAGTAGGTGATGATCTTCTTTTGAAGAAAAGTGAGCGTCTCACTACTGACGAGTTTGGGATCGACACTTAATGGAACATAATCACTTTTAAGATCAACTGGAACAATCGATGAATTTCCATTTAAAGTTGCTTCTTTAAGCGCTCGGTCGAACTCGTCCTTCTGGGCTTTTTTATCTTTTTCGGAAAGCATGCCGTTGATCTTGAGTAACCCCTTTATTTGGAAACTACTTCTGATCGCGTTATCAATGCCCTGAAGGACGGAGTCGTTTATCTTAATTGTCTTCAGTATTGCGGAATGATCCGAAATCGCTCCGCTGCCACCAAAGATGTCATTGATGCCATAGAACCTTCGCATATGAATGATCGATTCGTAAGGCAGGGTATAGTTTCTCCCATCAATAAAAGAAAAGCGGAGGAATAAATCTCCACTTGCATCTTTGATTGCCTCGACTGAGTTTGGTTTTATTGGCCATAACTCTTTTAACTCGTAAGTATTTTGGTCATAGACTGGATAAATGAATGCATTGTTGTTTAAGTACAACATGGTCACAGTTCGATAAATAAAATCATAAGGAGTCATCAGCGGATTAGGCTGGTATTTAAGCAGATAAGCAAGCGTGCCTTTTTTCTCAACAACTGAAGAGTTATCTAGGTTTTTTACATACCTGGGCTTGAGTTTAGCGGCATGCGACGCAATGCGGTCAATACAAATCTTCACAACATCACTAGCATTTATGTTATTGCCGAAATCACTAAATATATTTAAGGTCGATTGAAAAACCTTCGTATCATAATTGATCGGCTCAACGGTTCTCTTTTTTCGTGTAAATAGTCCCATAAAGCCTCCTTGATAAAAAAAGCACCGTACTGGTGCTTATGAGTATTACAAATGTATTTTTTTTAGATATTTCGATAATCAGCTTTGATGTTTATATGTCTTCCGAGTGCATCTTTTTCGTAATCGGCGACTCCAATCCATCTTAGAACAGATGCAATATATGTGGCGCATCCAAGTATCGAATCACCTTCTTGTTTGTTGAAGAAGTTTTTTGCTACAAATGCATCGATAACCGTCAATGGAAGGTTCTCAGATCCCAATTTTTCACCATTTCTTGCCGGGGAATCGGCACAATACATTTTTCCACCTAAACGGTTTGCTTCCTTAACAACAGCATCAAAGAGGTCAAATTGAAATATGGCACTTGGGATTTTGTCGAAACAGATGCCCTCGTTATAGCTATAAAAGTAAATCTCTGTATTTTTTCTAATCATCGGAATAACAGCATAGTTGCCTGAAGCGAGTAGTTTTGATCTAATTAACTCTCCAATTGGCCCAAGTTTTTCTAATTTTTCTTTCATTTTACTACTCACCTTTCGTGAAGAATCGTACTTTGAATGTGGATGAATTTTGACTTGGTGTGTCGGCTAAGATTTCAAATTCGTACTCACGCATTACTTTACGCATAGCGTTACAGATTAATGGTATACGATTCTTTAGTCCCACCGCTTTTTGTAAATCATAAGAAACGACATCAAGATGTTCCTTGCCATCTTCTTTGGCTTTCTTAATTAGTGCCTCTAAATAGTCGATTACGCCCTGCGTGTATGATTTTGTTTTTTCACCATACTTAGAGATATCTGTATTTAGAGTCACAGTCACTGTGTCAGTTTCTCCTTTTAGCTTTCTTACTTCATCTTCAAGTTTTGCCACTCGATCAAGAAGTTCCACTATCACCCGATCATAGTTCATTCATATCACCTCTACTACCAGAGTACATTTAGGAAATATCAATGTCAATATTATTTTGTATTTTGTTGTATTTTGTTGTATTTACTTAACTAATCATGTTTTCGTAATCGGTTTTGTATCGATTTAAGACTGCGTAAGCGATGATCAGCGCAACAGTTCCATCAATTCTTCTTAACTTTGAGTTCAGTTTTGATGGCTGAATGTTTCCGTTAATATCTACCTTCGCTTGAGTATTGCTTAGACACCATTTCAAAATCGGATTGTTGTTATAGACGACTAATTTATTTTTAAGGTCTGCTTCAAGTTGCTTCATTGGTTCCGAAAGAGAATAAATACCCTGTCTTACTTTTTCCATTGTGAAACCAGCATCTTCCATTTCTTTAATCCAGTACTGTGAGTTCCAAGGATCAAAACCAATCCACAGTGGTCGAATTTGATAAGTTTGAATCATCTTAATAAACCACTTCGTTACGAGTGAAAAATCATTTTGATTACCATCCGTAAGTGTGATGAATCCTCGTTTGTGCCAAATGTCATAAGGAACACTATCTTCTGCCACTCGCTGGGCAAGGACATCGGACGGCATAAAAAAGTGAGGAATGACATACTTCTTCTCATCCTTGATGACAAGTAATAAAGCAACGGTAAGGTCGGTTGTTGAAGACAAATCAACACCACCGATTGCATAACTATCCCTGAGGTAATCTAAATCATAGGTTGCTTCGTTATTAAGATCGGCAAAATTAAGCCATGATCCACTGTCGAGTTGCTTTACATTAAAATCCTTACAAAGCATGGTGACGCGTGTTGAGAGATCGTTTTTCGCTTTATTCATAATATCTTCGAGGTAAGAAACTAGCTTTATCTTACCTAACGAGGGATTGCTCTTCTGCCATGATGAAGGATCTTCAAAAACCTCATCCACACTGTCTTGTGTATAAAGCCATGGAAGGATTCGGATATCTTTGATTTCTCCTTTTATCATCTTACGGCAGTATTCTAGTTTGTTATCGAGAAAACCATCAACGGTGGTTCCTTCGGTCGTGATGATAAATATAAGCGGCTCGTTCTTAGTTGATTGACTTTGTTTAATCGCGTCATACACTTTGGAGTCGGTCATTTCATGAACTTCATCAATGCAGCCAACTTCAATGTTATAACCATCTTTGTTGCGTGACTGCGCAGACAGCTTCTTGATCTTATTTTTGTTCTTAGGCGAGTAGATGTAAAAGATGTTTTTCTTTGAGCGCTTTTCGTTTCTAAGTGGCCGACTTTGTTCACGCATGTTATTAATTTCTTCAAAAAGAATCGAAGCTTGGTCATTTGTATTGGATGCGCAGACGATATCGACGCCACCGGAACTCAAGAAAAACTCAGCTAGATCGATGCCCGCAATAAAGGTTGTCTTGCCGTTTTTACGCGCTACAACGAGCAAAACTTCATTAAACCTACGCAAACCGGTGGCAGCCATTTTGAAGCCGTACGAGGCCTCTAAGAAGGCTTTTTCCCATAACTCTAGAATGAATGGTTGCCCGTTAAAAGGGGACTTCGTATGTTTGCAAAACTTCTCGATAAAGTTGATTCTTAAGCGCCCTGGACCTTCATCATAAATATAGTCAGGGTTGTTCATATCATCTTTAAGTGAATAAAGTACGCTAGCTAATTCTTTACCAACGCGGATATTGCCACTTTCTATTTCGTTTATGTATTCAAGTAAATAACTCATTATTCAGTAGATGTACTTTCTTCATTTGAGTATAACTTCGGAGCATTCGCCTTAGGGAGTGCATCATCGATAGGTTCATCGATGTCATGATAATGAATTTCACTATCTTTTTTGCCAAGGATCAGCCAAGGTCCAATGATCAAACCATCCGTAACACTTTGAAGGACCTTTCCATCTTCTGCATATAAAATACGACGTCCGTTTTCTTCTCTAATATCCATGTGCTCTACCTCCTAGGCAAGTGACCAATTTTTATTGAGCGCGATATCAAGTTCAGCTTGTGTGCATTTGGCTAAGTTGTTAGCGCCTAAAGTAAGTACTTTTGCACCCGCGCCACTCAAATCTTTTAACGCTTGAAACATTAATACGATCGTTTCTTTAGTCAAATTCACAACATTTGAAAAGTTCGCTGAGACATTAAAACTACTTTGGAGCGTGATTTTATTAAGTAGGGGGCAATCCTGAATCGCTGTTGCCGGAATTGCTGAGGTAACAGTATTAGGAATCCACACTTCGTTTAACTGCGGACAGCTCTTAATGACGGCTGTTCCCCCAGATAGTGTTTGAAGTCGATCAGGCAGGTATAATTTCGTCAGATTGGGAATGTTCCAGAATGCATAGCTGCCTAATGATCTAAGGTTTGAAACTGCCTCAAAACGAACAACGCTACAACCACAACTTCCTAAGTTATATTTACCCCACGTATCAACAGACTTTGGAAAGGTGATATCGGCAAGATTAGCAATGCGGTAGATAGCGTAATCGTCAAGTGTTCTAAGCTGTGAACCATCCTCAAAGATGATTTGATTACATCCAGAGTCGTATAAAATACGATCCTTAATCGTGATGACGCTCGAAGGGATAATTAACTTAAAAGACTGAGCGTAGTTTGATAAAAAGTAGCTACCAATAAACGTTGCAGTGTTTGGAATTTCAAACTCGTCAAAAGTTCCCTCCACTAATTCGCGCAGGAGGTTTTGCTCTTCCGTAGTCGAGTTATTTCCTAAATTGCCTCGTGCAATGTTAGCAATGATTGGCTCACTAGCATAGATGTAATTAGCGGTAATCACATTACTTGAGTTAGCGGGTTCATCACAGCAAATAAAAGAGAATTCCCACCTTCCTTCCCAAGCTGTCACTGCCTTTGGTATTTCAAAGGTGTTGTCATGAACCCTATATAAATAGTTCGTTTTTTGGTGCGTCAATTTTAAATAGTGGTACTCACTATCAATCTCAGCATCTATCGTGAAATTAAGCTTCACACGTTTGCTTTCTTTAAACACAGAGATGGTTAAAGGGAACTCGCTTGTTATAAGTTTTCCTATTTTATCTACGTGAATATTTATTTCGTAAGCCATGTTACCTCCTTACAAATTTGCGGTTCTTAAAAACTCGTCAAATTCGTCATCATCGTCAATTGTATTTCTACCCATTACGATACTGAGAGTTTTAATAATTCCCTGATAAACCGTCAATGTTTTCAGGTATGTTTTGTAGTTAATTGATTCGCGAGCATTACCTTTATTTGAAATTTGAATGGCGCCATGTTTTTTGAGTGAAACCTCTAGTTCGTCTAATTGAACTTTAAGAAAAGCCGCCTTCATCAGCAGCTCATCAACTAGTTTTGTTTTGTTTTCATCGACATCTTTAAATAAATGTAAAAGCCGATTGTATTCATTGCTTATTTTTTCTTGAATCATTGTTTCCTCCAACAAAAAAACCAGGCCGTTTCCGAAATCCTGGATTCTTGAAATTTTAGTCTCCCATATTTGTGAGGTCGGGGCTGCGGTACTAAGATTATCTTGTGCAGCGCACCGGCCGGGGGGCTATTTAAAGTGTTTGACTACATGATTAGACAACAGAACATTACGGTCTTCAATATCGGCTTTTGTCCATTTTTCTTTATCTTTTAAAGTATCATTCAGAATAAGCCCGTTTTTGTATCCATCAAACAAACCATTAACATCTTTATGATCACGTTTTTGAATAAAAGGAAGAGCGCCAAGAGCAGAATTGTAGGCTGTCAAGGTTAAATTCCCCAGTTTATGAAGTACCTCTTGTTGGATTAGCAATGCGGCTTTTTTCTCTTCAGTACCTACCTTAGAGGAATTAGTAAGATCCATAACCCATGTGTCGTTGAGATTTTCTGTTTCAGGCAGTATGTGCTCAATGGTCCAGACTAATCTTCCTTCGCTATCCCTCTGTTCAAAATTCTTTTTGTTTTCCCTAGTAGAATTAGCGTTGTGATAAGATGCAAGGATTATTCTTGTAAGTTCCTTGTCAGCATCGTAGATTCCTTTTTCGAGTAAGGCAAGTTTTACCATTTCATCGCTTGCCTTTTTAGCATCAATAATCTGAAGAATGTAAGTAAGCGCTTCTTGTCCAGTCTTTTTAACCACGGTTTTATGGCCATCAATTTCCACGGTTTTTCCAAATAATTCTTGGTCATTTGATAAATTTGAGAACAGTTGATTGACATCACGTGCTTGTGGACTATTAGTAAGGTTTCGTCTAACGAAGAAACCGATCAATTTATTTAAAATGGATTTTAAGTACTCATCAGTGAGTTGAAGTTCGGCCTGCTTTTTTAGTATTGACATAAGAAACATATATGACTGAGAGACATCAAGACGAGACAAAGAAAGAAATTCATCAAAAAACGGCGTTTGGTTTTTCCAAGGGTCGATTATTTTTTTAAATATGGCTGCATTTTCGATGAGTTCGTCGATATAGTTCTTTCCTTTTGATTTAAATATCTGTTCATATGCCGACACGGCGGTGTTATTTGTCACTTTTGTGGGCAAATTGGTGATCGATTGTTTGTAATCATAGATAAAGGCTAAATAGTTGTTTAATATAAACCTCTTATTGATCAACAAATCATCGCTATTAATTTCATCAAGCAAAGCTTTCCATTTTGTTTCCGCCACTGAAATGGTGCTTTCTTGGCGGAAGTAGATAACTTTTAACAAATCTACTATTGTTAATGGTTCTCCACGATTGTTTAATGTTTCAAATATGATGTAGGCATTAGCAACACTATCCATTTCAAGCGCGATGAAGTTACAGTCGCATAACTTATCATAAAAACCTTTAAGTTGCTCGAAAGTATAATTTTCAAACCGAGAGTAGAAATACTTGCTGGCTCGAGAAAGCTGCCGGTTTCCGACATTATTTATGGCTACATGATTGCGGTATATGTTCTCCTCATTAAGGATGTATTTGTAATCTTTGTCATTAAGTCCGATTAAAGAAAGTTTTATCTCTTCATTATCAATAATTAATAATCTGCTTCTGATTTGCTCTTTGATTTTTTCAATCTTTGCATCAATGCCATTTCCAAGAAAACTAGATATTTTTTTATAAATAGCAACAAAGAGAAGAGAAATAGTTGTTAAACGTTGCTGTCCATCAATTATCTCGTTTTGAAGAATGGATCTTGCAGTATCTTTTACTTTTGGAATAGTGACAATCGAGCCCAAAAAATACCCACTTTCATTATCTTCAATATCATCAAAAAGCACTTCCCAATGATTTAGCCTCCATGCATATTGCCTTTGAAAAGGAGGGATCAAAAAAAACGTTTTTGAATCAGGAGCAAAAAGCTGGGCGATAGTATAAGGTTTTGGTGTGATATTCATAAATACACCTTTCTTAGTAAGATGTTTTAATTATATCAAAAATAATTAGTTCTGTAGATGCATGTTTCCGTCTGCATCAAACTTCTGGCCGCTATTATTGAACCGCTCATGCTCTTTGTTATGGCAGTCTTTACACAGAAGTATTAAGTTTTCTTGATTCAAAGTAACCTTTAGATCTTCAACATTGCTGGGTGTGACATGAATGACATGATGAACTTCTTCTCCAACTCCGCCACACTTCTCACATCGGCCATTTGTGCTCGTAATCTTGATTAAACGCGCCTGTTGCCAAGCAGCACTTCGATAAAAACGATTAATGGTAGGACAGGAGCTAATCATGGATGAGCTTGGCCCCTAACGACAACACTTGAGAAAGCCTACTCAGCTTTTCCCACGGAAGGTTTAAATCATCGCGACCAACATGTCCGTATTTTGCGAGTTCATAGTAGCTAACAGAGGCTAAATTCAACTCGTTCCGTATACTCCTTGGACTGAAGTTAAATGCAACTTTAATAAGGTTAAGTAGACTATCTTCTGATACTTCCGAGGTTCCAAAGGTATCAACAGTTAATGAGATAGGATTAGCGACGCCAATAGCGTACGACACACCCACTTCGCATTTATTAGCTAAACCCGAAGCAACAATATGCTTTGCCACATAACGACAATAGTAAGCTGCTGAACGATCAACTTTGCTTGGATCTTTTCCCGAAAATGCACCACCGCCATGTCGCCCAACTCCACCGTATGTATCACAGATAATCTTTCGCCCAGTTAAGCCAGAGTCGGCATAAGGACCACCAATGACGAATTCTCCGGTTGGGTTAATTAAAATTGATGTTTTATCGGTTATAAACTCCTGCGGAATCACATCTTTGATAACTCGTACAATTATAGGCTCATAAAAGTGACGATTTACACCTGGTTTGGTCTGCGCTGACACTACTACGGTCGTAACGTATGCTGGTTTGCCATCAATATAAGCGACACTCACTTGGCATTTCCCATCAGGACCAAAGATTGAACTGTGTAGATTTTTCGTTAAACGATCCATTTCGATGGCAATATTCCTTGATAGTTCAATGCTTAATGGCATCAGTGTTGGCGTGTCATTGCAGGCATATCCAAACATGATTCCTTGATCGCCCGCTCCATCTTTATCAACACCAAGCGCAATATCTGGCGATTGTTTTGAAATTAACTTCATTATTTGAAAATGCTCATTATAGCCAATATCAGTTAATACCGACT